TTATTCTTTTCTCCTTATCATGTCACTTATCTGTAGATGGAACAGTTTTATAAAGCTAGGGATACACGTTGATAAACAAAGACACAAAAGTACTAAAGACACAAGTAATACAATGATTATTCGATCAGACACCAGCAAAGAGATAATAGAAGCAAGCAGCCAAACGATGAATATCTGTAAAAAAAGCCTCAAAGCAATATCTTTCCTAGTTGCACCACAAAAAATATGAATACTAAATTCTCTTAGATTTTTATTAACAAATTCTAATGTATTAATAATGACTAGGGAAAAAGCAAAAATAATTACCCATATCGAAATAAAAAGAAAGACTCCCACAGCATCTTTTGTGGAACTTTCCATATACCTTGCAACGCCCGCCACACTATGAAAAGTATAATTATATAGCTGTGATTTTTTGGTGATATTACTTAGTTCACCTATACCATGGTTGTTTGTTGTCAAGATCGTTGCGTTTTCTAAATACGTTTGAAAATCAACGTTTCCGGTGTCATAGATACCATCAAATGTTGTCACATCAATCGGTATTAGTATTTTATCATCTAATGTAACAACACCTTCACCAAATGATATATCTACATAATTTTGTCCTTCTTGTAAGAAACCGGCCACTTTATAGGTTACATTATTTGAATCCGTAAACTTTTGATCCATTTCCATAAATGTTTGATAAGAGGAACCAAGTACTACAGGTATACTTTCCTGACTCGTATATTCCCAATTCGGGGCGAAAAATTTCCCTTTTGCTAAGGATAAACGAAAAACATCGATAAAAGCAGGTGAGATTGCAAGCGTTTGATAAGCTTGAACCTTCGTTGGTCCGTACTCTACTTCAACAGACAGGTCATTTTGAGGAATTTCTTTTATTTCTATATAATCGTTTATCGTAGAGAAAATCGTATAACCTTTACTATTAGTAGCATAGGTATATAAATCTTCCATGATTTGCTCTTCCTCTTCATTATTACTATCGATGTACTTCGCTTGTTCTGCAAGTGATAAATAATAAACATCGGAAGCCTCAAACGTATCATCTATGTTATTAAACGCCTGCTCCTTTTGATAAATCAATGAAAAACATTGCGTAACTAGTAAGGTGATAATCGTTATCTGAATAAGAAATAAAAGGAAGTATAGTTTCTTTGCCCAAAGATCTTCTAAAGCGTACTTTAATTGCGTTATCAACTTCCTACCTCATTATTTTAATTAATTGTTTTTTTTGATTAATAAATAGCATTGGAAACGTGTAAAGCACATCTATAATAAAGAAGATTAAAACACCTACAACAATGGATTCCCAACGAAAAACAGTTTGATAAGGTAATAGATTACATATATTCGTAATCAAAATAGTGATGCCACTTGCGATCAAGACACCAATGAAGCGAATACCTAACATTTGCAAATAAACACGTAATAACAGACGTGTTTCACTCGCTCCTGATAGCCGCCTTACAAACATCTCCCGCTTATATTTTTCAACCCAAGACAGCACAATCGTAAAGCCAGATACAAAAAGCAACGCACTTGTACCAATAAATATAAACAACGCAAATTTTTGATTAAACAACTCTCTTATCCAATTTGATGCGACTTTTTCAAATGAAAGAGAAATAGCATTATCGGCTTCTTGTAATGTAGTTGATAAATTATGTATAAGAGCCGCGCTGTTTTTACCTGCATCTAAAAAATATTCACCCGTTAATGATGCGTTAGGATTGGCTTCTAATGAAGGTACAATACTGGCTACGATATCTGTATAATTTTCCAAATACCCAACTACTTCATACTCTTTTCCATCAAAATAATAATAGTTTTTACCATTTTTAAACGTTTGATCATCTTTATACCAGACATTGATGTAAGCTTCTCCCTCAGCTACATTATATGGGGGACGCCCTTCATTGGAAAAACTTAAGCGACTTGCTTCTTGGGGCATATTTTTATAAAATGTAAAGCTAGTTGTTTGCTGCTGTAACCAAGCTAGTAAGTCTTGATTGATGACACTTGTTTCTACTTCATTAGGATTAATAGAAAGAACATATGTATTGTTGCTAATCCGATTGGACATTTGTTCTTCCACCGATAAAATCATGGAGATTCCACCCGCAATCGTCCCAAATACGATAATAGTAAAAAAAAGTGGCCGCCATGATTTTTTTATTATATTTGCCATCATCGTCACTATCCTTCATTTTTAACAATATAACAGTAAAATTGATTTCTTAATAAAAACCATTCCTAACAGAAATATATACTATTAGGAATAGTTTTTATGAATAATAGTCTAGTATTTCCAAGAATAGCTTGTACGAGCAGTTTTAAATGGATTATTTTTTTCTTCAATTTTGTGGTCCATCCACCTTTTTCAGCATAATTATTAGCTGTTTTGTTATAACTTCCTTCTTTGAGTCTTACTTTAACTCCTTTAACTACTTTATTTTTATTTGTACCATATGCACCAGTACCTTTTACACCAACCTCGTTATAACCTTGAATGTAAACATTGATACCTGAACCCATTGAAATATACTGAAGACCCATTGCTTGAAAGCCTATAACACCCGTAAACATCATAATTGCTAATACAGTACTTGCGAAAAATATTTTACCTTCTGTTCCTTCGTTACAAAAAATACCCTTTTATTATATTTTTTTCTTAATTAGTGTACTATTAGATTTAGTAGATGGAAAGGTGAATATTTCACCGTCAATCATAATTGCTATTTCGCAGCATCAGTTCCAATATATGTTATTCTATTGTATACTTTTAATAGTTTCATAATAAGTATTCTAGCGATAGAGTAGGTGACTAACTTGAAATATGCAGATTGGCTTCGGAAAAAACGATTAGGATCTAATTATTCTCAACAATTTGTCGCTGATTATCTCAAAGTGAGTAGAGAAACCGTTTCTGGATGGGAAAACGGCAGATCACGTCCAGGTCTTGAGTCACTTCAAAAGATCTTTGAGATGTATCAGTGTAGCAATGATGAAATTGTTGACTTTATCAACCTGTCTAGGAAGATATAAGATTTTTAATTTACTCTAAAATCTCACTCATACTTAATCTACATGTTTATTAAACAGATGTAAGAATTTCATAGCATTTGACAGGACTGAGTGATACAAAATCTTTCTTTTGACATTTATCATATGTTGTTTTTAAGAATACACTAAGTTTTCAACTAATCTATAAATCACCTCTATTCAACCTCATTTGAAGTTCTTTAACCATTGTAGAAGGTTCGCTGATCTTCTTATCGTAAGGTGTGCCAAGATATTTTTGTAATGCTCCTACAGTGTTGGGACCAAGTAGTCCATCGGCTTTGGATCCAGTTTTTCGTTGCAATGCATGAATCACCATACTACCATCCTTGCCATCACCGAACTTAATACCACTTGTAATAGCGTTTGTAGCCTGGTTGTGTACTTGATCGCTCATATAACTATCTTCCACAGTTCCTAATGCATCTTGCAATGCTCTAGTTGTTTTGCTTCCCCAGTAGCCATCCACTTTTAGCTTTGCGTAACCTTTCCCTTTGGACGGAAGGCTTGATATGCCACCAAGATTAGGTTTTTTGCCTGCCCGTAGTTGTGCTAGTGATAGCCCGCCAGTCATTTGTAAATGTGGGTAGTCTTTAAAACTAGACCAATCACCGCCCCATTCAAATCCAAGAGACTTACCAATAGCTGCAACACGTCTCCAATCTTTATTTACATCCCAAATTGCTTTTTTTCCGTCATTTGATACTAAGAAGTAGTCTACAGCTAATCCAAAATTATGGTACGATTGACCACCACGAGCATTAGTTACTACATTACCATCGACCGTTCTTCCTTTAGCGTATAACGCATTTTGTTCTTCGTGACTACGAAAACCATCTGAAATTTGAACGAGAATATCTTCGTCATAAGCGTGTTTAATCAATTCTATCGCTTTTTCTTTAACGACGGAATGTACTGCTCCCATATTTCTTTGAGAACGATCTAACAATGTTTTTAATGATACTGTCACGATAAGTCTCTCCTTTTAAAAATAAAAAAGCACTCGATTACGAGCGCTTTTTTAATATCATCACATCGCTTGGTGTGGCATGACCTGTGTACTGTCGCTTAAACCTTTGGTGGGGTGCTCTCCAACAATACCTAAAATCATTAATAATACGAATACAGCATTGACAAATTAAGTAGCTCCGTCTCCAACTAGATCAACTGCAATTTTATACCAAACCAACTAGTTAAAATTTGCACTACCGACCACAATGTGGAGATTATAGGTAACCAAAATGTTTTGTTTTTCACTCGTACTAGCCAGTTTATATTCATATTAACCTATACCTTTTATTCATTATCTTTTCCGTTGATTTGGTCTTGAAACTCTTGGGAAAAACTTTTCTTGTCACCTTCCATCTTTTTCAGTCTTTCGGCTAATCCATGAGGAACTAATATACCTACTGCAGCTAAATTTTCAATGATAGATAGTCCTTCGTTTGCTATATAAAAAAGCACGGTAGCATAAGTTACCGCGCCATTAAGCAACAATATTTGATCTACCACATTTGCCAAAATAATTACTACTAATACAAGTATCTTTCTAGCATATCCAAATAAACTTCTTCTGGACCAAAGCCTTTTATTTTTCCACGCCTTAAATATTCCTGTTATTACATCTAAAGCCATTAGAAGTAGCAATAAATGCAAAAATTTAACATCGCCAAACAGATATAAACGTGCTGCTTCTATCTGCTCCAAAGTAACACCCCCACTTCCATTCATTAAACCTCTCCTTCAGTTGGATGTCCCTTAGTTTAAAAAACTTCATTTATAAAAATGACAAGTATTCTGCTTAACCTGTCGAATAAATAGAGTACCTCATCATCTCTAGTTAGTGCAGTGGAGCCTGCACTGGCAGACTCATTTTCCGCATAAAAAAGCAAGCTATCTAAGCTAGCTTTGGTACTTCTAATATTCTTTCTGATACTTTATCTCTTACAATAGATCTAAGTGCATCAATCGTACTGTTCTCGTTATATTCAGCGGCCGTTAACGGTATATAGCCATTAACTGTGATTGTACGTTCTTCAGCATTCCCTCGAAAGTTCACACGTACATTATCGACAATACCCTCTTTATAATTCATGCTTACATTTGTAATGGTAATATTCATTATTTATTTCCTCCCTTTTCGAATTGATCGCAAAGATAATCGTAAATGACCGCTTCTTTTCCACTAAAGTCTTTATCACAATTATCAAGTACTTTTTTTATCGTTTCCAACATACCTTGGTTATCGCCACCTTCAATGACTATTTCTTCATCATACAACTCTTGAATATCCAATTGAAATGCATCTTGATCGCCGATCTCATACTTATCATCTTTAATGATTGGCTTTTCTTCTCCGTCTTTATTCGCATATTCTTCTGCAAGTACTTTTCGTTGTTCTTCTACTTCTTTTAACCTTTCAGCTAGTAGCTTAATAAGTTTGGTACGATGACGAGATTCCTTCCCTTTTAAAGCCAAATGAAAAAGCAGGTCAATGGCCTGCCCGATTTGTGCATTTTTAATTGTCACTTGCATTTATGATGCCTCCTCTAGTTTCGCTACTTTTTGTTTTAGTACCTGGTTCACCATCTCAAGATAATTAATGCGATCTGCGTGATCATCTGTGATACCAAGTAATTCTTGAATACCTTTGATAGATAAACTGTTCATAGCTGATTGGCTTATCGCATCTCCTTCCGCATTTAAAAGCATTGACGGTGTATGATAACCTTCACCGATCACGTAACCATATTTCATAGTTTCGTCACCACGTGCCGCATCATTTATATAACGATATTGATACAAATCTGATTGCTTAATAATATTTAAAGCATTATCTTCCCACAAAGCTATATCTTGCTTATTTTCTGCTAGAGAACGAACATCAAACGAACTGGCTTGGAATGGAACAAAATTGCTTGTTGTTCCAACTTCTGTTGCCCTTAAACCTGCTCCTGGTTGGGAGCGTAAATATAAATAAGCACCTGAGCCATTATGATCAATTGCGTTGGTTTCTATATAATGTACTCCGTCCATGCGTAACGTGCTGCCGATCTCTGTTTGAAAAACTATTTTTCCGTTAGCATCAAAAACCAAGTCATCACCCATCAAAAAAATAGATGCATTTCGATTGTTACCATCAAACCAATCCCCAAATCCGATATCGCCACCGTTACCCATGTAAGTACCGCCACCTGTGGAATTTGTTACGCTGATACCGCTAGCTCTTATGGAAGCAATAACATCAACCGGTCTTCGAGATCCGTCTGCATTAATCTGAGCCGTTTTCATTGTTATAGCGCCATTTTCTACATCAAAGATACCATAAACGTTTCCGAACTGATCATCCCAGTAGTCACCTTCGCTGTGTATGTGATTATTTTCTATTGTTGTGTAGTTACGACTATCGGTGATTGAATTAAAAGTAGAACCATTAATATTAACACCATTAATCGTACCTGCATTAATAGTACCAAGGTTTCCGGTAATATCAGATAGTACATTTACTGCCCCAACAAGATTGATCTTTTCTGATTGGATTATGGCGCTTTCACTTGATAGGTTAATAGCCGATATGACGCCATTTTTTTCTACTCTTAATTCAATCTCATCAGCAAGTTGTGTAATTTCAGTTGTGGCATAATTTAACACCACATCAATATCTGCTTGAACATCTTCTGGCGCTGGTGTCCAGTCGGTAGCCTTGTCACCTTTAGCTAGCATGACTTGAACACCTTCTTTTGGCCTGCCATTTAAAAAATCAGATCTAAAAACAATTCTGAAAAAAGCAGGAACCTTATCTGTAGGAAGAGTGGAAGGGCCATAAGGGTAATTATAATTTTCATCCGGCACAGTAAATCTTTCTTGATAACTTAAAGCACCTGCATATTCTTGATCAGCATTGTAAAACATCAATTGGTCTATTTGATAATTACAGCTGAATTTATCTCCAACAGAACATTCTATATACCCACTAAGTAAACTTCCTACTTCACCAGCTACGCGTCCGTTGCTCCACGAAAGAATTTTGTCCTCCATTGCTTCCGCAATAACAAAATAGTTCCTTCCACCAACATCAATTCCTGCAATCGCACCTTCCACGTAACTTGCTTCAACTTTACTTGCAATTTGATCAGCTTGTACGCTAAGTGTCGCAGAATGATCATCTACAATACCTGCAACTGTATCTACTCTGCTACTGTCTGCTTTTAACGCAATTGCATCTTGATTTTGTCCGATTAACGTACTATTTGAGCTGATATCTTGCACAATACCGTCCATATCTGTTTGGTATTGCGTTATAGATACTTTATTTAATAAGACATTGTCCATTTCTTCAATCGTGTATGCATCACCAACATTGACTTTATCCATTAATTGACCTTCTACATATTCAATGCTCGATTTTTCTGCTAGATCACTTGCGATCTCAGTCATTTTATTATCATAAACGGTTTGCGCGACTGCATAGTTTTGTGCATCGATTAATGCTTGACCAGACACAACATCGGCATAGCTTTTTAATGAACTTTCTGCTTCTTCAGCTACATTTTCTGCATAAAAGTTTGCATTTTCTTCTGCCGTTCTTCCTTGTAGTTCAGCAAATGTTTTGCCATTTTCAAAGACTATTTCGTCTTTATCATCGATTGTTAGCTTACTATAGGTATAATCCCGAAGTTGAGCTTCTTCAATTTTCATAGCAATTTGTTTTTGAAAATTTCGCCAAACAGACATAACTTCATCTTGCGAAAATTCGACGTAATCACCAAGTACGATACTAGTATTTCCCTCTTCTTTAATACTTCCTTTTGATTTATGAACGCGAGCTTCTACGTATATCGGAGGATCGAACTTTTCGTCTTTAACTCGTAAAGTATCACCAATAAATACTTCATTACCTATATGTTTTGACAGCGTAGCTATATCTGTTTTATATTCAATTGTTTCATTTAACCGTTTGTTCAACTCATCCTCAGTTAATTTATCAAGCTTTTCTTGGGACATATCCTCTTCAGTTGATTCTGGATAATATAAACCATACAAATGTTTGAGTTGCCCACTACTATCCTTAGTTCCCCATCGTTGTAGAGCACTCTCATTATACTGTAAAGAAGTTTTTACATTACCATTTGAATCAGCAGGGCTTAAACCCAACAATGCTGTAATTACACCATTAGATTTACTCTTCCTTTCAACTTCTAATAGATTACGACCAAATGTTGCTTCAAATCCTCGCCAACGACCTATACGCTCTAGCATATCTACATAACGAACAATTTTATTATTTTCTATTGAAATACGAAATTGTAATTCTAAGTTAAATTCAAAGGATATCCGTTTTAATAGTGCATACGGATTCGTGTGTTCATCAATAGTTAATTTACGTAACCCTGTGTGTGCGACTCTCCCGCAGTACCATCCAGTATCGGCTAATGTATTTTGAACATGTTTAGTAGCCGTATCTGCCCCCGTTGTCTGCGGAAAAATAATTTTAGCCTTTTTTAACCTTAAATAGCTAGCTGATGCATAAACATCAACGTGATGATCTCCTCCGCTATTCAATATTAGATTGCTTTCGTCAATGATAAATTCTGCATAACCAACCTTACGATCGGGGATTACAATGTGATTCTGAGCAGAGATATGTCTGGAAAACGAACGATTAGCTAATGTAGTGAAATCAAATGTATCACGGTTATTTTCTAATTCAATTGTGCGAACATCATTCCAGTAATATTTTTCAAGAATATAATCAGATATTAAACCTGACTGTTTATCTGTTATATGAATTAATGACTGCAATATACTTCACCTCCTCACCTGTATGTTGGCATATATTGTACAGACCCTTGCACTTGACCACTTGGTAATAGAACCAAGTTATTTTCACCTGGTTTTAAGCTAAATGGAATAGCCCCAAAGTCTTTTAAATCATTCCTAAGCTCCCCGTTAATTCGGATTTCAGGACCATAATTCTGCTTCTCTCGATGATCAAGTGTAATTACATCTCCTTCTTGCGCAATATAAGGAACTCCTTCTATATCATTTAATTTAAAGCAGCGCATCAACAAGACTTCCATATCTTCCTCATTGGTATCATAAAATTTTTGAAAAGCTAATTGGATTTGTGATATACTCTGCACTACTTGGTCTGTTTCAATTGTTTTTGTCCATTCACGAACTACAACTTTACCTGAACCATCTTGTAGTTGTTGCATAATAATCGTCCAATTATTTCCTTCTCGTTTAACTTTCAATCTGCCATAAATGTCTTCTATACCTTTTGGCAAGGTTACATATTCAGTACGTTCTCCATTAGCAAGTTCTAAACAAAAACCAAAATGATCATATCCATACCATTTGTCTTCAATCCAGGCACGAAAGATGACATTATTGCGATCATCTAAACCATACATTTCAATTCTTCCAACTGAGCCACCTCGCGATTTGGTAAAGAATCTAAAACCCATATCAGCTAAAAAATCCTGCACTGATTCTTGTAGACCATGTTTCATGACAGGACCATACCACTCGTAAACACCTGGGTCGGGATCTGGTAGTATTGGATAAAAACCATAATTAGTAACACCAAATGAACCTTTGACATAACCCTCATTAACAACATTTGACTCTACCCATCCTGTTAGTGATTCCATATCATGATGAAAAATCATTTCTTTTTTATTTACAGTTTTCTCAGTAACGTCCGATGGTTGACCGATTAACATAAATTCATTTCCATTAGAAATCATTGCAAAAGTAATAGGAGCCAATACTTCCAATTCAAAAACGGGATATACTTGTTCAGTGCCTTGAATATCAATGATAGTTGTATCACCCGTCATTTCTGTAAAGATTGTTTCTCCATACTTAAAAGGATCTGAGCATAAAAAAGTAATCGTTGCAACATAACTATTTGAAACTTCCTCAGGAATGTCATTACTAAGTAAAGTAGCATAATAAACTACACTCTCATCAGTAAATTGCAAAGTTTTCTTTGAGCCAATTAATAAACTATTTAACCTCATTAAACGTTTATTTAAATCCTCACTTGTTTTATCATTGATCAAATATTTAACTGTAATTTCTCTATATTCGATTGTTGGATTGTGAAATTCATATAAACCATCTACACCATTAACGTTTAGTGTTTGGATGTTTTGCTTAATATTGCTTCTACCACTTACTGACAAAGTAATAAAACTTCCATCTTCATCTGATAACTCTTTTTCTAAATCTATTTCATTAAATATGATTTTCAAAGTTCGATCTGCACTACTTGCACTACTTGGCACCGTATCTGCAAATTCATACATACAATCCTCCTCCTTACCTAAAAGATTCAATGATCGATTGATTTAAATTTTGTTCATCAGTTATATCTTCTACAAACCTTCTAAATTCTCGATTACCTAAAGAGATATTCAAATAAGCAGGTTGTTTGGATAAATTGACATTGGTGTTAAGTTCTTTGTTGATATTACTACTAACTTTAGCCGTTGCGCTTCGATTGATACCTTTCATTTGACTGGCTAAATTCATGTGAGCACTCGGCATCTCGCTATATATAGCATCAGACAATTTGGCCATAGAACGAACCGCTACGCTTCTTCCGTTATCAATTGATTTAGCAATGGACTGAGGGATTTGAATTTTCATAATATCTCGCAATGCTCCTTCTTTAGCTGGCGAGAATGGTAAGAAGTTTCTAATTCGCTCTGTAACACCGCTGATAGCACTTGTTACTTTGCCTACTGCTGTTTTTATACCTTCCGCAATAGATCCTACGATATTTTTTCCTGCTTCTATAAAATCGCCACCTAAACCCATGACAAAATCAAGAGCATTTCCAAATACGCCGGTAATGGTATCGAGAACTGCTTTGGCAGAATCTTTGGCTGCATTTAAAGCTCCTTCCCAATCCCCTGTAAAAACAGATGACCAAAATTCAATAACTGATAAAAACCAATCAACAAATCCTTGGACGATCGTCTTAATCATATTCCAGGCACCACTGACAACTGTTGTTATAATGTTAAGGGCACTTTTAAATATAGCTTGAATGACGGGCCATACAACTTCAATGATACTTTTGATGTAATTCATGTACAGTTCAATAACTGACCAAATAGCTTTAAATATATTGCTCGATGCTTCCTTTATCTTCTGACCGTGTTCATTCCAAAAAGTTGTTAATGTCGTCCATATTTGTTTAACAAACCCCCAAATTGATTGAACAATACTTGAAATAGTTGTCCATATGGCATTCCATATCGTCATCGCAGTCGTTAATATCATTTGACTATTTTCTTGCCACCAGAGAACTAAAGTACCCCATATAGATGTAATGAAATCAACCACCACTTGAATAATAGGCATAACCAACTCTCTTATTTGGGTAAAGGCTGCGTTGACAGCATTTCTGAACGTTTCTGAACTCTGATACAAGGAAAAAAACATTGCACCTAGACCAGCTAAAACAGCCACAAATATACCTATCGGATTAGTTAAAATCGCCGTCTTTATAGCTTGTAATCCATATTGAATTAAAAACAATGGGTTTTTTAATAAAGTTAGTGCCTTTACTAAACTCGTAATTGTTGGTGCTATACTAAGTACTTCCGTAAATGTGCTAAATCCACTATTCAACGCAGATACAACCTGTGCAACTCCTTGTAATTGCCCAGTCAGTCCAGCCATTTGTTCTGACGCTTCCGAGAAATTATTAAATAATCCAACAGCATTGGCTACTTCTGTAATCGTGGACACCATACTACCAATTGACTCATTAGTTGTAATTGCACTTTGATCTGCAATAGTTAAATTTTGTGTAATAGCATTAAACTGTGTTGCAAACTCTTTAATGCCTGAAGAATCTAGATACGCATCAATACTATATTGTTCTGCAATAACAATCAGCCTCCTTTCTGATTAGCTTGACGTGCTGCCTGTGCCATCTTATTTTCTTGTTCTGTTAACTGTTGTAAAGGTTTCTCAATTTCTTTTAATCTTTTTTCATAATCAAAAAACTGAGTAAATTTTTTATAAATCGGAACCTGTTTATTACCTTGTTCTTTGGTCCCTTTTACTTGATTATTTAGCCACGCCTTCATGTGCATATCATATTCGTGATCGACTCTTGATAAACGGTAAGCTTGCATACGTAATTGGTACTCATAAAGCGTTAGGACTTCCACTTCATATAAGTTCTTAAACTTCAAAAAGCGAAAGCAATTAAGAATAATGTTTTCATAAACAAATTGATAATTTTCTTTCAAACTACCTTCTTCTACTGAACTTTCGCTTCGTTCTCGAATTTTTTGACTGTGTCTTTCATAAGCGGAGACTTCCCCAGTTCTTCTTTTAATTGGTCAAACAAGGATGCTAGCCCATTATTCTCTTGAGCGTAATCTATAATCGCCTGTTCCACTTCGCTTTCAGAAGGTCTATTTTTATCATGTGATGCAGCTGCTAGAATTACATTTTGTAAAGCTGTTGGGTTCATCATGTTGATTGACATATAAGCCATGTTGACACCCATACCAAATTGAAGGCCCTCATAGTTAACTGAATAACGTTTATCTAATTCATTGATACACTTCATGCCAAATTGCAGTTGATATTCTTTTCCATTAATTTTAAATTCCATCTATAAAACTCCCTTTAAAATAATTTTATTAAAAATAAGAGAAGGATTATCCTCCTTCTCTTATGATGCTTCCGTTACAGACGTTGTATCTGTAAATGCATATTGCACAGCCTGTTGTTGCTCTGCAGTTAATGTTGCTTCTCCGAACTGTGGCTCCATTTCTACCGTAAAATTACTTGAAATCGATGCATTCTCTTCGGCAGATGCTGGATCTTCCCATGAATCAAGATAGCCTTGGGCATACACGGCCGGGAATTTATTATCTTCTGTTTTTAACTCTTCATCGATCGTTACCTCCCATAATTCTAGTTTTTCGCCATCAATAACAGACTGTCGTAACATCTGAGCAATTGGATCGTCTTTTGCTTGAATAGCTTCAATACTAACTTCTGATTCCAGATCACCAACTTGAATCACACCTCCATCCTTCGTTACAATTCTTTCTAGTTCACGTGAATAACTAAATGTATGTTCTGTTTGAAAAACTAATTTTGCAGCTTCTTGAGATTGATCAGATAGCTTTCTAAATAACAATACCTTATGCTTTCCTTCTAATATTTCATTAACCAATATAATCACTCCTGTAATATTTAAATTATTAAAACTGTTGGATACGCAACGAAAAACTGTTACTATTCTTTAACACTCCATTTTGATCCCTCCATGTCACGTATTCTCCAATCTGTTAACCTCTCACATCTAACATTTACACTTATTAAACAAGGAGATTAAAATGGAGATTTACATATACGGCAAATTTTTCATATCAATAGCAAGTCTTTTAATGTCTTCCTTAGGACAAATGTTTACTTGTTGCATTATTAATATTTTCCTAATATAAATTTGCGATTTATCAACAACAGAATAAATTTCCTCACATTATCTTTTTTGTAAAATACCTTTCACTAATACACCGCTTGTACGATAAACGTACGACAAGTCCAATATAGTTGAATTAATCCACTTCTCCCTTATTTTTTAAAATGTTTAATTTTCTCCTCTGCTCGCTCAATATATTTTTGAACGGTGCTTTTCCCTACACCTACTTCTTCTGCTATTTGAGAGAACGTCCACATATAAGCTTTTTGAAAGATAAAGCACTGTCGTTCTCTTGGTGACAATTCTCGTAGTACCTCATAAACATATTGTTTCTCTTCTTCCGTTAATTCACGTTCTTTTGGTTTAACATCCAGGGAGGGAAACAGATCCATGTTATCTATTGAGTTAGATTGGTAAATAGATCGTTTCTCAATCCCTTTCATTGTTCCTGGATCTTTTCCGGTTCTCATCCACTCTATAGCTTCTGTCATGCTTAAGATCATGCTATTAATTTGTGATTGATCCGACTCATTTTTCTTAATACGATCCAATGTAACGCTATCCATATTCGCTTGGTTTTCTCCCATCATTAATTTTTCAATCTTGTCATCAAGAATTTGTTTAGCTTTCGTTAATTCTTTTCTCCCGTCTTCATACTGAATTATTAAATGATCTGCCCAATTACTCATTCAAATCAGCTCCGTTCCAAAATTATTTAGGATACAAAAAAGGACACAAACAGCTTATTAGCTAATTTGTGTCCTCCGTTTTTCGGTCAGACAAACATTATAGTTATTTCATTGCATAACCTCATGAAATTCTTATATCATGCACGAAGTTATTTAACATCACTACCTTTTGTTCGTATAACTAACTCGATCACTTTTAATTTCCCCATCCACCCAAGTCACCACATTTTCTCCATAACCAGTTCTGGGCTTGTCTATTTGAATAAGTTCTCCCCTGCTCACAATGATTACTTTATCTTCAGTTAAATCTATTTTAATCTCCATATTAATCCCCCTTTTTCAGTTTTCAGCCGCTTCTTCATCTATGTCTATAGACATTTAATTCTATAATTAAAAACAATTGATAAATAATTTATCTAAAATAACTATAAATGATAATAAAGTTATCGTCAATACAAAAAGAAAAGAATTTTATCAATGATAACTTTTTTATCTTTTTGTGTTATAATAAAATTGAATTGAGGTGCTAACCATGAATATTGAGAAAGGAATTTTCGGGAGAAGACTAAAACAACTCCGAAATAGTAAAGGGAAGAGCCAGGAAGAAGTTGCTGTGGCTGTCAATATTTCTAGAGCTAGATATTCGCATTATGAAAATAATTACGTTGAACCTGATATTGAATTAATAAGAAAACTAGCAGATTTCTTTGAAGTTGATACTGATTATCTTATCGGTAGAACAGAAGAAGCTAGAGACACTGCTCTTACAAAACCGAATCGAGCTTTTCTCAACTTCGAAGACATTACCGATCAAGAAAAAGACTATCTCGAAGAACAGCTTAGAATTTTCCGCAAACTAAAGAATCAATAAACATCTTTCTTAGTTTGCTATTTTTTTATATAATAAAAGAACGTACGTTCTCATTTACGGAGGTTTATTATGTTTGAATCCTATCACAAAACCGACTTAGAAACTTGGTTAGAAAACTTATATAAGAAGCATGGGATTTTAACTTTGTCTGATTTAACCATTAACAATGTTTCTCGAAAATTGAAAGTAGACATTATTTTTATGGAAAACGCGAAGGAATTAGCAATTTGGGATGAAGAAGATGCTGCCATATTCTTAAATCCAAATAAAAGTAATGAAGAGGTTCGAGCGATTTTTTTTCATGAATTGTGTCATCCTTTGCGACATTACGGAGATCAATTAGAAGGTATTGATACTTTTACAGCGTTACAAGAAAGGCAAGCAAATCAATTTATGTTATACGCTTCTATGCCATTTTTTATGATAAAAGACATGGTTATGCCTCAATTTGATTATCAGTGGGGGTCTTTTTTGGCTCATGAATTTAATGTACCACTATATTTAGCAAATAAGCGAGCAGATCAATTACTGCAAAGAATAAAGCAAGCTTCTATAGATCAAATAATTAAGGAACAATATTCGCTTTATAATATAAACAACAAACCTAAACATTAA